ATCCAAATTATCTGATAACAGAGGGATAAAAACACCAAATTTACCAGAAGAAGTTGAGCAGATTGATGAATTGAAAGCGAGCACATATGCCTCAGCTGCCGAAAAACGATACAAACAGGCAGAAATGGCTAAAAAACTTAGGTTAAAGGGCGCACAAGCTCTTAAAGATAGAGCAGATAATCTATCGTTTGGTGCTGCGCAAGCAGAATTAAACCAGCAAAAAAAATATTTAGATAAAACTCTTTCACCTGCTACCAAAAGAATTATGTCTAGAGGCTGGGTTGCCCGCTTCAAAGGAAAAGTCGAACCGATTGATGAGGAATCAGCGCATTTAACGGTCACCAAACTAAAGTCTAATGGTGAGCATGAACAAGCTGGAGCAGCAGCCTTCAAACACAGATTAGGTCGTAAATATGGCCCACACTTTGGACTGCGTTCTACCAAAGACAAAGACGAAGCAGCTTTTCATCTAGGATATGATAAAGCTGAAATGCAAAGTAGAAAGAAAGTAGATGAAGAAGTTGAGCAGATTAGCGGCTCTGTTTTATCAAAACTTCGCGCTGCTCGGGCAAAATAAGGTAAAGAAAAAATGAAGCTAATAAGAGAAACTGTTGAAGAAGTGAAGGTTATCGCCGAAGAAAAAAACGGCGTAAAATCTCTTTACATTACTGGACCTTTCTTAGTTGCCGAAAAAGAAAATCGCAACAAAAGAATGTATACAGTAGAAACTTTAGCTAGAGAAGTTAACAGATACAATGAAGAGTATGTGTCTAAAAACAGAGCGTTTGGTGAATTAGGTCATCCAGATACGCCTTCTATTAATCTAGATCGAGTGTCACATTTGATAACTTCTATCAAACAAGAAGGTAATCTTTTCATTGGAAAAGCGAAAATTCTTGAAACACCTATGGGTAAAATCGCCAAAGGATTAATGGACGGCGGTGCTTGTTTAGGTGTTTCTTCTAGAGGAATGGGCTCCCTTAAGGAAATAAATGGAGTCAACATAGTTCAGGACGATTATTATTTGGCCACAGCGGCTGATATTGTTGCAGATCCTTCTGCTCCCGGTGCTTTTGTGCAAGGCATTATGGAAAATAAAGAATGGGTTTGGGACAATGGTATTATTAAGGAGTTTAATGTTAATGCTTACTACAATCAAATTAAAACTGCTAAGCAAAAACAAATTGAAGATGTTTCATTAAAAATCTTCGAAAACTTCTTGTCAAAACTTTAACATTTATAAATAAAATTACTTCATCAGGAGTCAAATTAAAATGAGTAAGACATTAGCTGAATCAGCCGCTGAAATTCTAAGAGCATCGATGGGTGCTCCAAAAGACCCCATGCCTTCTATGGGCGCTAACGCCGAAGATCTTGGTGGTTCTTCGAACGAAAATCCAGCAGGCGACGCAGTCGGCACGAAGGCCGCTGCCAAAGTAAAAGTTGCACCTAAGCCAGGTCAGTCTGGTGCTCCAGCCGAGCCAATCAAGAAGGGTGCTCCGCCAGCAGAGCAAGTCATTGACGAGAAAGGTCTTGTCAGAGAAGAAGATGAAGTCGAACTGACTGAAGAAGAGTTAGACGCTTATCTAGAAACTCTTTCTGAAGAAGAGCTAGAGGCCCTAGCCAATCAAATTGACGAAGACGACGAAGAAGTCGAGCAGATTGATGAGATGGGTATGGGCGCTAAACCAACTGCAGGTAAAGGCAAGACTGCTATTCCTATGAATATAAAAGTAAAAGAACTTGTCAATGACAAAATGGGTTCAATGAAAGAAGACGTTGATGCGCTATTCAACGGCGAGTCTCTTTCAGAAGAATTCCGTGACAAAGCAACCACTATTTTTGAAGCTGCCGTCAAGTCAAGAGTTGAAGTTGTTCTGGAGCAAGTTATTGCTAAGAACGAAGAATATTTGTCTGAAGCTACCAACGGAATAGAAGCTGAGTTAACTGAAAAAGTTGACGAGTATCTAAACTATGTCGTAGAGCAGTGGATGCAAGAAAACGCATTAGCCGTTAACTCAGGCCTAAGAGCTGAGTTGGCCGAAGACTTCATTAACGGATTGAAGAATCTATTCAACGAACACTACATTGATATCCCAGAAGATAAGGTCAATGTTGTTGACGAGTTGGCTGATAAGGTTCTAGGCCTAGAGTCAGCTCTAGAAGAAGCTTGTTCCAATGCGGAAGCTTTGATCGCTGAGCTAAATGGCGCTAATAAAAATAATTCAATCAATGATTTCTGTGAGGGGTTGACCCAAGTACAGAAAGAAAAGATGAGATCGCTCGCAGAGGGCGTGGAGTTCACCTCAGAGGGTGATTTTGTTAAGAAACTCGCAATGATTCGCGAGAGCTACTTCCCAACCAAATCAAATGTGAAAATTGCGGAAAAGAAAATTCTTTCTGAGACGTCAGAGGAAAGTTCCGAAGTAGAAACTGGCACTGTTATGGATTATTATGTAAAAGCAATCTCAAAAACTGTTCCTAAAACTGGAGAATAACAATGTATCTATCAGAAGTTCACGCAAAAAAGTGGGCTCCAGTTCTTGATCACCCAGAACTCCCAAAAATCAAAGATCCATATCGCCGTGCCGTCACAGCGATTGTTCTAGAGAATCAAGAAAAAGCCCTATACGAAAATAACCGTCTATGGGAAACTTCCCCAGCCAACTCAGTTGGCGGTGGTATGTCCCCTGTTGTTGGCGGCGAAGGTAACATCAAAGGGTTCGACCCAATCCTAATCGGATTGGTCCGTCGCGCTCTTCCAAACCTAATGGCTTATGACATCTGCGGCGTTCAGCCAATGACAGGCCCAACTGGTTTGATCTTCGCAATGCGTTCGAAGTATGCAAATACTGCAAACAGCGGCCTAACTGCAGACGAAGCTCTGTATAGCGAAGCCGATACGGATTTCTCGGGCACCGGGTCACATGCAAACGACTACAATTTCGGTAATGCGGCATTCGTGCTTGCAAACACTGGTAGCGCAGTCGCCACATCAACTGGTGAAGACTTTGGTGGCGGCACAACGCTGCAATCAATGGGCTTCTCAATTGAGCGTGTATCGGTTACAGCCAAGACCCGTGCCTTGAAGGCGGAATACTCACTCGAATTAGCACAGGACTTGAAGGCAATTCATGGTCTTGACGCTGAAACCGAGTTGACCAATATTCTGTCAACTGAAATTCTAGCTGAAATCAACCGTGAAGTTGTTCGTACTGTGTACGCAACAGCCAACGTTGGTATCACTGGAACTTCTCGTCCGACTTTCAACCTAAACAGCTCATCAGACACCTCAGGTCGTTGGGCGGTTGAGAAGTTCAAGGGTCTATTGTTCGCAATTGAGCAAGCTAGCAATAAAATTGCTAAGGACACTCGTCGCGGCAAGGGCAACATGTTGGTTCTTTCAACCGACGTTGCTTCGGCCCTAGCAATGACTGGTCTTCTAGACTATAACTCAGCATTGAGCAACAATACGAACCTAGCTGTGGACGATACAGGTAATACCTTCGCTGGTATGCTGTTCGGCCGCATTAAGGTTTTTGTTGATCCGTACTCGGTTGCCGGTCGTGACTATGTTGTGGTTGGATATAAGGGTACTACCCCATATGACGCAGGTCTATTCTACTGCCCATATGTTCCTCTACAAATGGTCCGCGCTATCAACCCAGACACCTTCCAGCCAAAGGTAGGCTTCAAGACCCGATATGGTCTAGTTGCTAACCCATTCGCTCAGGGTGGTACTGTCGGTTCGGGTGCAATTACCAATGGTACAAACCAGTACTATCGTAAGTTCGTTGTCGAAAATCTCGTTGGATAATAAAAAAGATAAGACGAGTAAAAAGGGGGCGCAAGCCCCCTTTTTTTATTCCCAGTTTTACTATATAATACCATATACCCTAATTTAAGTTGGAGCGGTAATGGAAAACGAACAAACTATACAAGAATTAAAAGCTATTAGAAGCAATCCTAGAAAAATGCAGTCGAAATTTTTAGAGCCATATATCCAATTTTTAAACGAAAACTCACCGATATCTTGGAAATTAAAAGAAAGGATAGATTACGTTTTGCAAGAAACAAAAGTAACTTGTTATTGCGGCAATCCAGCTAAACCTAATTCTAATTGGTGCGGTATTGTTTGCAGAAATAAAGATACTAATCTACGAAATAACATTTCAAACAAAAATAAATCCAATAAAACACAGAGAACTTCTAATTTAAAGAAAACTCTTCTTTCCAAATATGGTGTCGATTCAATACAAAAAATACCGTCAGTTAGTGCGAAAACTAAAACTTCTAAGTTAAAGTATTATGATGATGTTATTGATTCTACTTTTGCAGCATATGGGCTAAGTAAAGCGAAACTATCGGATCAAGAATATTTAAAAACTATTTGTGCTAATAGTTCATATTCCGAACTTAGTGAAAAACATTTCAACGGTATGCCAGAAATGACCATATACAGGTTCTTCAAAAGGATTTCGTTTGATCCTAATTTCCAGAAAACTTCCTCTATTGCAGAGCGAGAAATAGCAGACTTTATTCAAAATGATTTGGGCTTTGGCGTTATTAGAAATGATAGAACGTTAATAGCCCCTAAAGAATTAGATATTTTGGTTCCAGAAAAAAATCTGGCTGTAGAATATCATGGATTATATTGGCACGCCGAAAAAGACCACACAATTAAACTTAAAATGTGCTCAGATAAAAATATCAGTTTAATTCAAATTTTTGAAGATGAGTGGGCCTTTAAAAAACAAATAATTAAATCAATTCTGACCAACAAATTGGGTTGTACACCTAGAAAAATTTCGGCTAGAAAAACAAAATTTTCAAAAATAGAAAATGCAGAAGCTAGAGAGTTTTTAGATAAAAACCATTTACAGGGAAAAATTAATGGCGCGCATTATGGCCTCTCATTAAATGGTGAACTAGTAAGTTTAGTGACCATAGGAAAGTCCCGATTCAGTAAAGGTATCGAGCTTCTTAGATATGCTAATGCACTAGACACTTCAGTCACCGGTGGTTTTTCTAAACTACTAAAAAATGTGAAGTTGCAGTTAAATGTTAACGAAATAATAACATATGCAGATCTCAGATTTTCTACTGGAAAAACGTATGAATCTTTCGGTAAATACTCGCACACAACTACCCCAGGGTATTTTTGGGTAGATAAAAAAAATATTAGTACTAGAATCAACCGATTCGCCACACAGAAACATAAACTTGGGGCGTTGCTCGGTACTAAATATGATAGTAGTTTAACCGAAGATCAGAATATGATTAATTCTGGTTATATTAAGTTATTTGATGCAGGTCACGCGGTCTACCTATTACAATAATAGTTTTAATAACCGTATTAAATCTAAGGGAAGTTGTTAATGTCGATGATGCCTGAAACAGAAGACCTATTACAATCCACTAAATTTAGATTAACGTTTAGTCGATTGCCGGGGATAACTTTTTTTTGTCAAACTGCAAATTTGCCTGGGATATCCTTAACTGAAGGCATTAGAAATACTCCATTCGTTGACGTTTATTATCCCGGCGAAAAAGCCATATACGACACCTTTAACGTCACGTTTCTTGTAGATGAGCAATTAAGCTCTTGGATACAACTTCATGATTGGATAAGGGGATTGACGTTTCCTACTGACTTCAAAGAATATAAAGATCTTAAAACAAAGTTTTTGGCTCAACAATCTTTTGCAGATCCTAAAGCTAGATTTCAATATAGCGATGCAACTCTAAACATATACACAAACAAAAATAATCCAAATATAAGGATAAACTTTTCTGAGATCTTCCCAGTATCACTAGGCGCACTTATCTTTAGCACATCAGATACAGCTGAGAATATCGTTATTAGCGACGCCACGTTTAGATTTGCGTATTATAACATTCAAAAAGTTTGATTTTTTATCAAATTTGTAGTATAATTATCTTATGAATTAAGGAGTTATACTATGATTAGACCACCTTCCATAGAAGAAATGATCAAAATGTGGGAGAAAGATTCAGAAATTGACATTACTGAACCAGGTAGAGAAATGCTGAAAATCCCCAACCTCCATAGTAAATATGTCAAATTTTTGACCCTCCATAACATAGCGGCCAAACGTTGCAATATTGAACTCAATAACATGAAAAAATTGAAGTGGATGTATTACAACGGAAAGATGGATAGAGCCGACCTCGAAAAATATGGCTGGGAACAATTTAAGTTCACACTAAAATCTGATATTGCTATCTATATGGATAGTGATTTAGACCTAAACAAAATCGTAAACAAACGAAGCTACCATGAAGAAGCTGCTTCTTTTTGTAATCACGTCATTAAAGAGTTATCAAATAGAACCTGGCAATTAAGGGAATACATGACTCACGAAAGATTTATTCAGGGCGCTAGATAATGACTGATGTTGTTGTTACTAAAATTAACAACATCTATATGTCTTTAGATGCAGAACCTTCTGTTTTGCAAGAATTAAGCGACTTCTTTACATTTTCTGCGCCAAACGCAAAGTTTTCTCCCAGTTATAAGAGCGGTTATTGGGACGGAAAAATACGGCTATTTTCGTTAAAGACTAAACAAATATACGTTGGTCTACAAAAATATGTTGCCGAGTTTTGTAAACTCAATAATTATAATTTCATTATTGAGAAAAAAGAAATATATCCAGTCGATACGAAAAATTTAAGTAAAGCTTTAAATTTACCTTTCGACGCTAGAGATTACCAATTGTTGGCGAGTTCATATGCACTTTCACACAAAAGATGCGTTATAGTAAGCCCAACTGCCTCTGGCAAATCTCTCATCATATATCTTATAGTTAGACATTTGATATCATATAAAAAACAGGGAATATTAATAGTTCCAACTGTATCTTTAGTTGAACAAATGTATACAGATTTTAAATCGTATGGCTGGGAAGTTGACAAGTATTGTCAAAAAATCTATGCTGGCCAACCAAAAGAACCGGATAAATTTTTAGTAATTAGCACTTGGCAAAGCGTATTTGATATGCCCAAATCCTACTTTAAGGATTTTGATTTTATTATTGGCGACGAAGCTCACACATTTAAAGCTAAATCGTTGACTACTATAATGGATAATTTGGTTAACGCTGACGTT